AATGAAGTTTATTTTCGCATTTCTAGCTACACTATTCCTAGCGGCACCCGCATGGGCAGTCGATGTTCAAATGGGTTATGATGGTAACCTAGTTTTTGAACCATCAGAAGTGACTATCGCTGCAGGAGAATCGGTTCATTTTGTAAACAACATGCTGCCACCACACAATGTGGTTGTAGAAGATCATCCTGAGATTTCTCATGAAGGTCTTGCAATGATGCCTGGTGAAGAGTTCGATGTAACTTTTGCTGAGGCAGGTGACTACACTTACTGGTGTGGTCCTCACAAAGGTGCGGGCATGATCGGCACAGTACATGTAGAATGAAAAAATTCAACACTGTTGTTTTAAACATCACTGTTGCGATACTAGACTTCCTTTATAGAGGGAGGGACTACCAGAGATTCTGGGTGCTTGAGGAAATTGCTCGGGCACCCTACTTTGCGTTTCTAAGTGTCTTACATTTCCGAGAGAGTATGGGTCTTCGCGGACCCGAACACCTTTATCTAATGAAAGAACACTTCGACCAAAGTATTAATGAAACTGAACATCTGGAATATATGGAAAGCAGGGGCGGTAATGCTTATTTTATCGATCGCTTTGTTGCCAAACACCTCGTCCTTATCTATTATTGGGTCAATGTGGTTTATTACTGGTTGGCTCCTAAGTCTGCATACCATCTGTCGTATGAAGTAGAAATTCATGCAGCAGAAACATATGCAAAATACTTAGCATTTAATGGTCCTGATGACAAGATCCTTGAGATCTTGAATGATGAACTATCACATAGTAATGAATTACTAAAAGCAATGGAGATTATTAATGCATAAAGAATGGTGGTGGCGCGGTCAGAAGGTTGAACCGCCACAACATACAACTAAAGAAGAAGTACAGGAGATGATTGATGATGCAATACGAAAGCATAATCGTAATGCTGGGATTATTTCAATGCTTGTTGGCTGGGTTGTTCTTGCACTTTTTGCTGAGGGTCTGCTTCGACTTATCGGAGTGATACCACCGCTACTACCATGGCTACAGATTCAGTTATAATACTGCAATGGATACTAGTTGTAGTTGTATTCTTTGTCGGAGTATCTTTATTCTGTCAAGGACATGCAATTATACACGGTAGGTTTGGGTATAGACACTCTGAAAGAGAAAGGAAGAAACTCCAAGATACCCGAAAGCAAATTGAAAAATTGCTAAAAGACAAATGAAAAAGAAAACCGAGGAAGAGCGGAAGAAAGAAGTGGAACGGATTGCTAAACACATTCATCCACATGATGATGAACCAGATCCAACTGCTCACATGGGGAACTACAACTTTCCCCAAATGCTTTTCGCTTTCTGTCTAGGTTTCTGTACTATGTTTGTCTTGGCAGTAGATGAAATAAATGATTTCAAGGGATGTCCACTCCCAGAATATTTCCAAAATGAGGTAAAAGGATGAAAGTAGGTATCATTGGTCTCGGACGAATGGGCGAGGGCATGTCTCGTCGCATGATGAAGACTGGTATTGAGACAGTAGGTTATCGTAGAAATTATGAAAAAGCAAAGCAGGCAGCAGAAAGTGGGTATATTACTTCAGCTGCAGATACTTTGGAAAGCCTTGTTCAAATAGTTAAAACTACAGACTCAGGCAAATATCAACCTGGCATCTTCATGATGGTGGTGCCAGCAGAAACAGTAGAGGATACAATCAATGAGCTACTATCTTTTTGTAGTGAAGGAGATATTATTATTGATCATGGCAATAGTAATTTTAAGGATACCCGCCGCAGGGCACAACGCTTGGAGAAATTGGGCATCCAGTATCTTGACTGTGGCACTAGTGGCGGTGTTTACGGTTTGGACCGTGGATACTGTCTTATGGTTGGTGGTGCAAATACTGCAGTATCCGTCTGCGCTCCTATCTTTAGGGCACTCTCACCAGGAGTTGCCGCTGCCGAACGTACCGATCCTCTAAGTCATTTCACATCAGCAGAGTATGGTTGGTTACACTGTGGACCAGCAGGTGCAGGTCACTTTACTAAGATGGTACATAATGGCATCGAGTATGGTATCATGCAAGCATATGCCGAAGGATTTAATATTCTACACGAAGGAAATGCGGGTGCGAAATATGTCAAGGAAGGAGATGCTGAGGTTGCTCCAATGGACAACCCAGAAGATTATTGCTATGACATTGATGTTGCTGAAGTGGCTGAGCTTTGGCGTCGTGGTAGCGTTGTTGGCAGTTGGTTACTTGACCTTACCGCTGATGTACTACGCCGCGATAACGAGCTTAGCGGATACGATGGGGGAGTATCAGACAGTGGTGAAGGTCGTTGGACTGTCCACGCTGCTGTGGATCTCGGTGTTCCAGCCCCTGTTATTTCTTCTGCTCTATACTCCAGATTCGAGTCGCGACGACTCGGACGCTTCGCAAATAAAGTCCTAAATGGTATGAGAGCGATGTTCGGAGGACATGATGTTAGGTGAATTCATTCTATGGCTTGCACCGATCTTTGTATGTTCCACCATCGCATTTGGAAGATATAAAGGCGAAAATAACTATTATGACTCGGATGACTACACAGGAAATGGAACCGCTCACTAGAGGTATCGTAATCTTCGGTGCCACTGGGGATCTATGTAAGAAAAAATTAATACCAGCACTCCACAAACTCTGGAAGAAAGATCTTCTTCCAGATAATTTTGTTATTACTGGTTGTGCAAGAAGACAACCAACAGCAGCACAGTGGAAAGAATCTCTTGGTGATTATCCTGATGAATTTCTACATCATCTAGACTACATCTCAGCGGACTTGGACAATGTTGATACTCTGCGCCACCTTCCTGATTACCTTCACGATAATACTTACTTCTTATCTGTTCCTCCCGAAAGGTATGCTAACGCAATTATCAATCTTAAAGAGGCGGGTAAGCTCGATGACCCAAACCACACCAGAGTTGTTATTGAGAAACCTTTTGGGACCGATTATCAATCTGCTGATAGTCTACAGTCTGTGGTGGAGCGACATCTACGCGAGAAACAAGTATATCGCATTGACCATTATCTTGGCAAAGATACTGTTAATAACATACTTGCTACTAGGTTTAGTAATATTCTGCTGGAACCACTTTGGAATCGCGAGTACATAGATGAGGTTCAGATCTTTGCATCAGAGACTATTGGATGCGAAGGTCGCTCACAATACTATGAGACCGCTGGTGCAGTCCGTGACATGCTACAGAATCATATCTTACAAGTCCTTGCTCTCGTAGCAATGGAACCACCTAGCAAGATGAATGCTAGGGAAGTAAGACGTGAGAAGACAAAGGTGCTTGCCGCCACTAGACTAGGTACAAATCTAATTCTTGGACAGTATGATGGCTACCGTAATGAAGAGGGCGTTGATTCTAACAGTCGTACTCCTACCTATTTTGCTGGGTCTCTATTCGTCGATAACTGGCGTTGGCAGGGAGTTCCTTTTAACGTCATGACTGGTAAGAAATTACCATATCAATGCGTTGAAGTAGTCATCAAATTAAAAGCACCACCACTCAAATTATATGAGGGTGAGACTAATGACCGTATTGTCATGCGTCTTCAACCCAACCCCCACCTTGATATCCGTATGGATATTAAGTCTCCTGGTCTGAATGATGATCTGGAGGAAGCAACTCTAACACACGACTACCCACAAGACAGAGCAATTGATGGTTACGAAAAACTTCTTTACGATGCTATCAATGGAGACCAGTCACACTTTGTCCACGCTGACGAAGTTATGGAATCCTGGAGAATCGTTGATGACCTTCTCTGTACTGGTGACAGTTGTCCCATTCGTACTGTTCCTTACATCTATATGGGTGGTTGGGGACCGACACACAAAGTAAACTTTATCACAGATTGGGATTATCCAGCATGAGAACACAAATTTTAGAAGCACTCAAAGCAGATGCTAAAGGTAACATTGAAAAAGCAAGATTAAACATTGAGATCTATCTCAAGAACCCCGTGGGTATTGGAGAGCATCCTGATGTTCTTGCTGCTATTCAAGATCAAATTGATATTATTGCTCACGAAGAAGAGCGTATTGAAGTTCTACAAAAATATTTTGATTCATGACACACGTTCAACTGTTTGTC